GATATTTATGTATCAGACTTTGGCGAAGTAGCCTTTGTTCCAACAAGACACGCAAATGCAAACAGAGTAGATATCCTACAAATGGATATGTATAGCGTAGATTTTTTACGCCCTTTTCAAACAACTGATCTTGCAAAAACTGGTGACTCTGACAAAAAGTTACTCTTAGCTGAGTGGACTCTTTGTGCAAAGCAACCAAACGCATCATACGGAATATTTAACTTAACTGCATAATTTACTTGCAGAATAAAGGACTGGGAGGGTTTTCATGCCCTCCCTTTTTTCATTAACACAGGAGTATAAATTATGTCAATACTAGAAAATGAATTACCTGATAATCTATTAGGTAGCACTTCAACTATGAAATTTACATTAGATGAAACTGGATATGCAAAGATTTCTAAAAGTGAAAAATCAGGTGGATGGGATGTAGATGTTACTGGAACAATTACTGATCCTGACGGAACAACTTGGAAAATAGAAGTAAAAACTTCTGGTGGTTCAGATCATACTAAATCAGGAGTAGCGACAGGACAATCAGAAAAGTTTTCACTAAAAACTGATCCGATTAGTACAGATGTAACTTTAAAAATTTGGGCAGAAAACGGAGCAGAGTCAGCAGGAGCAGTTGGACATATAACTATACAATACTAACTAAAAGGAGGGCGAAATGCCAATATTCACAAACAAGAAACACACATCAAAACTATATAAAATGGTTGCTGATTCTATTAAATCAAATCAATCAACATCTACTGGTAAAGGTAAAGTTCAATCTAAGCAAACTTCACCAGGAGATAGAAAATACGATCCTATGCTAAGTTTTACTGGTAATCAGGGTTTAGCAGTTAAAGGTACTATCGACCAAATGATAATGAAAGCTATTAAGTAACATGGCTAAAAAATTCTCTCTTAATGAACCTAATGATGGATCAGTAGTTAAAACTAATCTTATTATAGATGAGGCAGAGAATAAATTTCATATCGAAAACTATCAAGATGATGTGTCTATTAAAGAAATCATAGATGCTAATAAAGTAGCACAGAACGAAGGTGCATATAAGTCAACAGCTATGGCAAACGAAAAAGGTTATCGTGTTGCTAGACTTCCAAACATTCTAGTTCATCAATTAGCTAAACGAGGAATTATGACTTATGCAGGAAAAGTCTTAGATAGGCCAAGATTTTTTAGATGGTTAAACGATTCAGACAATAAACATTTTAGGATTTATACAGGAAATTTATAATGTCGATTACAAATTATACTAACTTAAAAACAACACTTGCAGCTTATCTCAATAGAGAAGATTTAACTGCTTATCTAGGAGATTTTATTAATCTTGCAGAAAGCAGATTGAATAAAGAACTAAGAGTGAGAGAAATGGTTAGTATTGATACCTCTATTGATACTGTCTCTGGTACACAAAGTTATGCTTTACCAACAGGATATATAGAAGCCACGACAGTTATTTTTCAAAGTAATCCTTTTACAACATTAAAATTTATAAGTAATACAGATTTTTATAACAAATATAATTCTTCAGAATCTTCAGGAACACCAAACTTCTTTACAATAGTTGGAACACAAATTTTATTAGGAATGCAACCAGACTCAGCAACTACACTACAAATTAATTATTATAAAAAATTAACTACATTATCTGACACTAATACAACAAACGACATTCTTACAAATTACCCAGAACTATATCTGTATGCTTCACTAGCAGAGAGTTCACCTTTTCTTATGCAAGATGAAAGATTACAAGTATGGGCAGGATTGTTTAAAGATGCTCTATTAAGTGCTAATGAGGCTTCTTCAAGAGGATCAACAACAACTTCACCTCTGCAAATGACAACCTTATCGGTGGTTTAAATGATTGAGTTTGGCGATTTACAAGCTGATTTACCGACTTTTCAAAACTCTGGTGCTTTAAAAGTAGATAATGTCGTTCCTTTAGCTAAAGGTTATAGAGCTTTAGCAGGATTTCAAAGTTTAACGACTTCACCTTTAACAAGAGAAGGTTCTTCTGCTCCTTTAGATGCAGTTGGATTATTTTCAGCTTTTCTAAGTGATGGTGTTACGAACTATTGTGGTAATGCTACTAGATTATTCCAAATGAATAGTAGTGGTGATTTTGTAAACAAATCCAAATCAGGTGGTTATAGTAACTCTACAACTTCTAATGCTAGAGACTTTTGGGCGTTTACACAATTTGGTACAAACATTATTGCAACTAATGGTGCTGATAACATACAAAAATTTAATCAAGGTACAGATAGTTTATTTTCTGATCTTGTTGCAATCAAAGCTAAATACATAGCTATTATTAGAGATTTTGTTGTTGCAGGATATACTACAGAGTCAGGTACAACTTATAACCAAAGAGTTAAATGGTCAGGACTCAATGACAGTTCTACTTGGACACCAAGCCAAGCAACACAGTCAGGCTTTCAAGATATAGTTGGAACGCATGGTAATATTCAAGCGATTGTTGGTGGTGAGTCTTTTGGAATTATATTCTTTGAAAAAGCTATTTACAGAATGGAATATCAAGGTACTCCATTAATATTTTCTTTTAATAAGATTGCAGATAATATTGGTGCTTTTGCTCCTAAGTCTGTTTGTTCTTATGGTAGTGATATCTTTTTTCTTGCACAAGATGGTTATTACAAACTATCAGGTGGTCAACAACTAACACCTATTGGTAATGGAAAAGTAGACAATTTTTTCTTTGATGACTTATCTTCTAACTTAGATGGTATTTGTTCTGCAATAGATCCTAACAACTCGATAGCTGTATGGTCTTATCGTGGATCAGGTGCAACAGGTACAACGAATAACAAATTATTAATTTATAATTACTCAGTTAATAAATGGTCAACCGGTAGCGATCAAGACTTAGAATTTATAGCTGGTGCTTCTCAAGAAGCCTTCAACACACTAGAGAGTTTAGATGTGTTAGGTAATTTAGATAACTTACCTCGATCACTTGACTCATACTATTATGGAGAAGGTATTGTTGGTTTAGCTGGTTTTAATTCTTCTCACTTGTTTGGAAAGTTTATAGCAACAAGTTTATCAGCTACAGTTGATACAACAGAGTTTGAAGGTGCAGAAGGTAAAAGATCAACACTTATAAATTGTAGGCCTATTGTTGATGGTACTGAAAATACAACCATAACAGTAACTCCTATTACTAGAAGTTCACAACTCAATGATGTAACTGTAGGAACTGCTGTTGCAAACAATACAGATGGTTCAGTTCCATTAAGATCAACAAGTAGATACCATAGAGTGCGTGTGAGTGTGAATGGTAATTTTAAAACTATGTCAGGAGTAGAAATAGAAGCTAGACCTGAAGGCAAAAGGTAATGGCAGATAATTCATTTCCTACAGTTCCTTTATCTATCTCTGATACAGCACAACATCTACGATTAGTTTCAGCTTCATTAAACAATACGATTAATGGAAAATTAAATAGCACAGGCACAATTACACTAAGAGCAAGTCAAACAACAACAACTCTTACAGACGCAAGACTTGGTGGTAATTCAGTTATTCTATTTATGCCTATAACTGCAAATGGCAGAACAGGACTAAATGGACTTCATGTGTCAGCAAGAGCATCAGGGAGTGCAACATTAACTCATGCAAGTTCAGGCAACGCAGACCAAAACCTCGCTTACACCATTATTGGATAATGTAATAACGAGAGTACCAAGTGAAGATTTATTATATATCTGGGATCAAGTAGCACCACTACTAGAAAAAGCCTTAGACGAAACATACAGTATTAAAGATATTCTCTATGGATTAGCTAATGATCGAATGCAACTATTTATTAGTTGGAATAATAACAAAGTTGAAAGTGCTGTTGTTACAGAAATAGCAAAATATCCTCAGTCTAAAGTTCTTAGATACTTTTTAGCTGGAGGCACAAACCTTAATAATTGGTTAGAAAGAATACAAGAAACTATAGAAAAGTTTGCAAAGAAACAAAAATGTACTCACCTAGAAGTTGCAGGTCGCAAAGGATGGGTAAGAAAATTAAAAGGATTTAAAATGAAAGCAATAATATTAACTAAGGAGATTAAGTAATGTCAAAAGGTAGTAACCCCTCTAGTGTAACAACAACTACATCCACAGAGCCATCAGAATTTATAAAACCCTATTACACACAAGCTATAAATTCAGCACAAGAATTATACGAAAATCCTAATGCTCCATCTTTCTTTCCAAATAATACTTATGTTGATTTTGCACCAGAAACAAATACTGCTCT